AGATAGAGCGCAGAAATGGGCGCAACGCAAAATTGATGCTCTGAATGCAGAAGCAGAATCAAGGAGAGAAATGAAAAAGATTGAACGCCGCACTTATACAGTAAAAGATGTTCAAGCAAGATCAGCCGAGGATGGCACTATGCGCCTTGCTGGTTACGCTGCTGTATTTAATGAATCAAGTGTGCCACTACCATTTAAAGAATCAATTGCACCAGGAGCATTTCGCAAAACATTAACCGAAACTCCAGATGTGCGCCTACTTATCAATCACGAAGGTTTGCCATTAGCACGATCAAAGAATGGCACATTGAAATTAAATGAGGATGATCGTGGATTATATTTTGAAGCAGAGTTAGCAGATACCACTGAGGCCAGAGATATTTACAAACTGGTTGAGCGTGGCGATGTAGATCAAATGAGTTTTGGTTTTAGAGTTATCCGCCAAAAGTGGAGCGAGGATCGTAGCCGCCGAATACTAACTGAGGTTTCATTAGCCGATGGCGATGTATCAGTAGTTACCTATCCAGCCTATCCAACTACAACAGTTGAGGCTAGAGAGAAACTTAATAAGGCAATTGAGGCTGCAAAAGAAGGTAGAGAAATATCCCCAGAGGATATGCAAGTTTTACAAACTGTATTTTCAGACTTAGATGAAGGCCACGAATACATCATGCGAGCCTTCGAAGTTATGTCTAGTTTCATCGGAGCAGATACTGCTGGCGATTATGAGGATGAGGATGAGGATAAGGTTCGGGCCGTTGATGTAGTCGGCGATTTTGTCGAATGGGATTCAAGTGGCGGAACTGCAAGAGGCAGAATTGAACATGTAATGAGAGAGGGAGTTTTAGGTATTCCTGATTCTACCTTTAGCATCACTGCTGAGGAAGGCGATCCAGCAGTTCTAATTAGAGTTTATAGAGAACTAAGGGATGGTTATGTAGCCACTGAAACTTTAGTTGGTCACAAAGCAAGTGAGTTACGCCCTATTGAACCACTTAAAGAACCATCAGATGAGGCAAGCCGCAAAATATCTTTGCGCCTAGCACAAGCAATAATCAATAACACAAAATAAATTTCTGTTGTAAAAATACAGCAGATGAAGTCGGAGCGAACTGCGCACCCTTTATGCGCCGCACAGGTATCGCCACCACCTCAAAATTCAACCAACCAAGGAGTTAAATTAATGTCTTATTTAGACAAAGTAATTGAACGCCGTGATGCAGTGAAGGCAGAGATGGATGCAGTTCTTGAGGCAGTAGCCGCTGAGAATCGCACCGATCTAACTGCTGATGAAACAACTAAGGTAGATGCTCTAGTTGCAGAATCACGCTCACTAGATTCAAAGATTGAAAACTTAAAGACCCAGGCAGATGCAGATGCAAAGGTTGCAGAAGTTCGTGCAGCAGTTGCAGATGTAGCAATGCCAAAAACAGGTGGTGCAAAGGTAACCCGTGAGGAGCGTACCTATACACCAAACTCAGGAGCATCATTTATTAAAGATGCTTTCAATGCGCAATTCAAGCAAGACTTCAGCGCTTCAGATCGCCTTGCACGCCACATGCGTGAGGAAGAAATTGAGCGCCGTGATGGTGACACTACAAACTTTGAAGGTTTAGTAGTTCCACAGTATCTCACTCAATTAGCCGCACCTTTGGCTAGAAGTGGTCGCCCAACGCTAGACTTCGCAACCAATCAAATGGCACTACCAGCAAGCGGAATGACTTTAAACATCAGCCGCATGACAACTGGCACATCAACAGCGATTCAGCAAACACAAAACACAGCAGTTTCAGAAACTGATGCTGATGATACTTTGCTAACTATCAATGTGCGCACAATTGCAGGACAGCAAGACCTATCACGCCAAGCAATTGAGCGTGGAACAGGTATTGATTCCTTTGTAATTGGTGACTTGATTCGTTCATGGCACACAACACTTGATTCACAGGTGTTAAATGGTGCAGGAACTAATGGAACCATTAAGGGTATTCGTAACTCAGGTGGAAGCGCAGTAACATTTACTGCAACAACTCCAACAGTTGCACTTCTATATCCAAAGTTGGCAGATGCGTTGCAGAAAGTTCAAAGCAATGTATTTACAACTCCAACTGCTTGGATTATGCACCCACGCCGCCTAGCATTCTTGCTAGCAGGCGTTGATGGTCAGAATCGCCCATTAGTAGTTCCTGCTGCTGGTGGCCCAATGAACGCAGTTTCAACTGGTTCAGGCACTGCTCAATATGGAAACTCAGGTTATCAACTACTTGGCTTGCCAATTATCACTGATGCCTCAGTTGCAACTGATCTAGGCGCTGGAACTAACCAAGATGAAATCTACTTGGTTGATGGCCGTGAGATGCACCTATGGGAGCAACCAGGATCACCATTCTCACTTCGATTCGAAGCGACAACTGCTGGTTCATTAACTGTAAAGAGCGTTGTTTACGGCTATGCCGCATTCACCGCAGAGCGCTATCCATTAGCCGCATCAATCATTAGCGGAACTGGCTTAGCAGCACCAACCTTCTAATTTAGAAGGCAATTAAGAACTGTTTAGGTGGTTTAACCTCCCCCGATTAAACCACCTAAACTCCTAAGTAGTTCGGGGGAACTATGAAAAGCGCACACAAAGTAACAATAGGTTCATGCGATTCAGGTGAAGTAAATGGTTCATTTGCTTACACAATGATTCAATTAGCCCAATCAAGATCAGCAAGATTAGGGCCATTCATAAGAGTTAAAGGCTCAGGATTACTTTCTAAGATTCGTAATCAAATAGTTAAACAATTTTTAGATAACACAAAATCTGATTGGCTTCTGATGGTGGACAGCGATCAGCAATTAGGGGTTGCAACTTTTGATAAGTTGATTGATACAGCCCACGATTTAGAACGGCCAGTTGTAGCAGGATTAGTATTTGCTGCTTTTAATGACGGCAACAGCGAATATCCAAAACCAGTTCCTGCTATCTTTCAAGATGTGCCAGAGGGATTCTTACCTCTCTATAAATATGATGAGAATAAAGTTTTTGAAATAGATGCCGCAGGCACTGGATGCCTGTTAATCCATCGAAGCGTTTTAGAAAAGATGCGTGAAACAGCCGATCCCAATATGGGTAAAAACTGGTGCTGGTTCTGGGATGGCCCGATAAATGGTGAATGGATTGGCGAGGATTTACTTTTCAGCCGTCGCATTCGCTCACTTGGATTTCCAATTTATGTAAATACTGGGGCAATTTTACCTCATCAAAAATCTTACTGGTTAGATGATAGGCACCATAAATTATGGAAACATTAAAAAAGATTTTTAAGAAAAGAATAAAACCAAAAGAAACGGCTACTGCCGAGCCTTTACTTGAAAGAGCAATTTTACCCAAAGCGGAAAGAAGGATAAAGCGTGCCAATTGTTAATGGTTACTGCACACTTGCTGAACTAAAAGCATCATTAAATATTACAGATGCAGTTGATGATACCGCTTTAGAGGTAGCAATTACTGCTGCTAGTAGAATGATTGATGATTATACTGAGCGTTTCTTTTATGTTAATGGCACTACTCAATCCACAGTAACTCGCTATTACACTCCAGTTGATGCGTACACAGTAAACATTGATGATATAATTACAGTTACTGAAGTTGCTACTGATGATAACTTTGATCGTACTTATGGAACAGTTTGGGCAACTAGCGATTATATGGTTGAGCCAATAAATAACCCAACTAAATCTTGGCCTTACAATAGAGTTTTAGCAATTGGCAGTTATATTTTTCCTTATCAATTACCTCAATCACTTAGAGTTAAAGGCATTTGGGGATTCTCAGCAATACCACCTGAAGTTAATATGGCAACTCTGATTCAATCATCAAGATTATTCGGGCGTAGGCAATCACCATTTGGAATTGCAGGCAGCCCCGAAATGGGAACTGTTAGATTATATTCTCGCCTCGATGCTGATGTTGAAGTTCTGCTTCGCCCATTCCGCAAGAACGGCGGCTTGGCTAAGTGATTCCAAGCAATGTTAGAGATGGTTTAAAAACTCGCCTGCAAACAATAACTGGGCTTAGAGTTTATGATTTAATTCCAGACACTGTTAGCCCACCAGCAGCGATTGTTGGTCAATTAGATTTCACCTTCGATTTAAACAATGCGCGAGGTTTAGACCAAGCAAATTGCGATGTGTTGGTGATTGTTCAACGCCTATCAGAAAGAGT